ATTGTCTGCATATCCATCTCGTCTCCACAAGAGACGACTGTCTCAGGTTGATACCACTGGATAAATTTAGCCACTGCCTTGGTTGCTTCTACATCGTGGTACGGTACCTGCAAATCGGAGATGCAAACTATATTTTTCATTTCTTTTTGGCTGCTTTCTTCGCGGTTTTCTTGGCGGTTTTCTTTACAGCACGTCGCTTGTTTTCTAGTCCCACATTCTTACTTTTGGAAAGGGTTCTGAGGTTCGATATTCTGTCGTCCCCTGCTCGACCTCTGTTGTTTCTGTGGTCGACTTCTGTCTCTCTCGGTAAGGTTCTACCTGTGGCTTCTTCGTAATCAACTCTAGCCTTATTGCTAGAAGTTGTAACCACTTCACCATTTTTCTTCTTTCTCTTAAAAACGTAGATTGGTCGTCCACCATTTTGCTTACTGCCTTTGTAAGGTCCAAATCTCATTCTTGTGGCCATTTCTCTCTGAGTACCATTAGTGCAATGATAGCATAGTTTGCTAGGTCTTTGTAGGAATCCTCAAGCGGTTCATGCTGTGCTTCCCCACCGTTGTCAATCAGATGGTTGATGCGAGCAATCTTGTCCCACATACGAACACGCAGCCCATTGAGAGGACCACCAGGAGACTGAGCGATGTTGAGTGGACCGTAGTCATTATGCTTGCTCAGCAATAACATGTACAGTTCATCAACAATTTCGTATACATCTAAGTCGAACTGGTCGACAGCCTTCTCGGTCCATACAAGTTCCTTGAGTTCAGCCTTATCCATTTTCTTTTAGCAACCTTTCAATTCCGTCCATCACTTCTGACATCTCTGATTGTACTACACTTTCTTGAATAAAGTCTTCTAATTCATCCCCTGATGCGTTAATCAGTAACAGGGTTGCTGACTGCACATGGTCATACATGGCATCCAAATCACCTATGTTAGTTAGGTCATTGAGTATCTCTAGGAACTGGAATAGGTCAAATGTGTATCGCTTGTTAAGGCGTACACCCCACTCATACTCAACTCCACAATGCTCCATGAACTCAAACAAGTCGCAAGTAACGAAGTCACACTTAGGTTCTGAACACTCGAAGTGTCCGTCTACTGGAATTAACATTACTGTACGCTCTCAATCTTTTGCTTGAAGTAATCTGCACCATGCAGACGATACATAGAATTCACATCTTCACCCTCTGGCATGCTAACTACCACAAGGTTACCCAATTCACGAGAAAGAGACTTGCCAAAATCAGCGCCAGCATTATCCCCGTCAGCAAATAAGAATACTTTGTCAAAGTCTTGCAAGAGTCTGGTGTAATGTTTCTTCCAGTTGTTGACTCCTGGGACCCCCACCGCAGGTATACCACATACAGTATCGAGTGTGAGCGTATCAATCTCACCTTCACAGATAGAAATAAATGAGGTCGCTCTAAAGAACGCACTAACATTGTAGAGATGCGTTGTCGCACCAGCCATTCCCATGTATTTCGGCTCTGATAAGTCCATTGAACGGAATCTAATGTCCACCACCCCTGAACGCGTAATATACGGAATCGCGAGCCTATTGATATACGCTTCATGACCCGTTAACGGCTCTAATACGACGCCCAAGCGAACGGCTGTCGCTTGCTCCATTGTTATTCCTCGACCTGCTAGATATTCCTCTGCCTCGTGTAATGCGCTGTGGTAGTACTTGGCCGCACGAGTTAAGGATTCCCTCTGCGATGACGATTGCTTCACGAAAACTTACCCCCTCTTTGTCCATAATGATTTTGTAGCCACTGCCTTTATACTGACAGCCATGGCATTTGAAAAGATTGTCTTGCAGATTAACTGCTGCTGATGCGTGTGAATCATTATGAAACGGACACTTCATCTTAGCCCAACCACTTCTGGTTGGAACTGTAGCACCATAGTGCTCTAGTATTGCAGTGATATTCGGGTTCTCACTTGTCACTTCTCTAGCGCCTTCCTTAAGAGTTCAACCCACACCTGCACAGGCATGGTTGCGTACCAATCTCCAGGGTTCCCCTTACCCTTTCGCTTGTGCACAACCACACCTGTCCAAGCCTTGTCATTAGCCATTTCGACTATTAACTCTTCTGTCCACCCTGCTAAGTCCATCTTAGCGTGGTTCTTTATCTCTATAGTAACACCAGGTATACCTGAGATGTCACCTTTATCGAGGGTCGCACCTGCAAGGCGTCTGTCTACATAGGGAAACCATTGCTTGAGGTATTTTACTACATCTCGCTCTGCCCCTGCACCCTTAGCCTTGGAGGCGCGACCACTCATTTAGTACCAGCCGTTCTGATTATGAAACGCTAAAGCCCTTGATGGACTGCCATAGCGATGCTTTATATATTTGAGTCCTAAATCAATCTGCTTTACCATCGGAGTATCCTCAGGCATTTTCAGCATCTGAGGTATTCCGTAAGCAGAGGAACGAGGATTGTTCGCTGTATAATCCCAGCGAGACTCCCTGTTCCATAAAGTAAACAGTGCCTGCCACTCACGATTACTTCTGTATTGCTCTAGGACTTTGCCCTTTGCAATCCATTTTGCCATTTTCTTCATCTCGGATATTGAGACAACACCAAAGAAAGGTTTAGTGCATTTCTCTTTTACTACTATCTGTCTCTCTAAAAACATCGCACCCACAGCGTGAGGCAAAGTTCCCACAAAGACTACAGCAGCCATAATCCAAGCGTATGTTGTTAGTTTCATTTTTACTCCTCAATTGGCGCGGTTGCCTGTGTTCCACAGTCAGCACACTCCATATCTCTGAAATACATCCCAATAGTACCATCCTCTTGGAAGGATACCTTGAGATTCCAAATGTAACACCCACAGATACATACAGTGGTTGGCTCACCACGTATGTCCATCGCCCTTGTGTAATCTGGCTTTAGTTCGTTTATATGTTTAGTCATCGTCTTCGTCTTCCCACTCATCAGGGTCTACGTTTGGAAACGGATTACCCCAATCAGGATTGGGTACGATAGGGTCGATGAAACTCATTTTAACCTCTCAGCGATGTCAGAAACATCCATGTATTCGGGGTTAAAGTTCAACCAAAAGGCAGTGTTGCCTGATGGGTCTGCCTTACCATAACGGTTCTTCACTGGTGCTACGGCGATGAAGCCAGGTGCATCAGTACCAACTGTACAGATAAGTGCAGGTAACTGTGCAACCATACCCTGCAAAGCAGAGCGTGGTTGGCACGGTGTACCTACATAGGACTCCTTGGTATGGTGGAGTACTATAACAGCAGCGTTAGTATCTCTTGCGAGGTACTTGAGTTCTTTCAGAGTAGAGCGCATATTTGCAAACTCTTCTCCGCCATCGTTAGCAATATCCATAAGGTTATCGATAACGATAAGAGTAGGTGAACATCCCCATAGTTCTTCGAACGCAGCAACCTCTTGGTCTAGGTCATCTAGGGTAGGACTAGAATCAAAAGACCAAAAGATGTGCTGTGCATGTTCGTTGATTACTTTTCTAGATGTGGCTACCTCTGTCTCAAGTAAAACTTCTACATCAGATTGAGGCTTGCCAGTTATCATAGCCAGCAAACGCATGGCCATTGTATGAGCATTAGTATCAGCACTGACATAGAGTGTTGGTACCTTTGCTCGTAACGCAATTGCTAAAGCAACGGAAGACTTGCCAGCACCAGGTGTACCAGCAATCATCGATATTTCGGCACGGCGAAACACGACTTTGTTTAGTTCAAAGGTGCGAAAGACTGTTGGTAGCGGTTCGCCACCTATGTCTTTGCTACCTACGGCGCGGGCAAGTGTTCTCATTGTTTAGAATGTATTCCATTCTGCATCATTGCGTCGGATGAATACTGGCTCACACTGGTCAGGAGTACCCTTTGGAGATGGGCACATATAGCCCTTCCATGGTCCCTTAGCACCCTGTCCCTGTCGCTTTGTCATGACACCGTGGTGACACTTCTTAGCCTCAGGTCCTAGCGTATTGCCTGCAGTTTGTGTTGGATGTGCAGTATGGTACACTTGTGCATTAGGATATGCAGAACGGATGTTCTCCACTGCCTGTGATGCGCTCTGTGGAGCACCTGCTAGTGATTGCGCCATGACCTTAAGGAGGTCTTGTGACTCCTCAACGCCTACGGCTTGTTCTAGAGCCTCGCAGAATCCTGCATAGGTCTCTGACGCAACGACGAAAATTCGTCCATCGTTGAGTTTGCTACTGACTTGGAAATTACCAGTCATTTGTTTATCCCCTCTTCATGTTCGAGTTTGAACCCTATGTTGTCCCATGCATCTATCGCATCATCTAGTGAAGTGATGAGTGGGACTATATCACTAACTAGCGTGTCCATTGACAAACTTACAGGAGGATGTGATTCCACATCGACCACAGTTAGATAGGTTAGGTAAAAAGATTGTTTCCTTGCGTGCCTTGTCGAAGGTGTTGAGCATATCTTCTACTCGCTCTGAATGCAAATTGGTTAGACTCCATAACGAAACGTAACCAGTACGTGCATCCCAGAAGCCTGCCTTATCGACAGTAACCCCATGCTTCTCCAGTGCCCACGCATAGACAGCAAGTTGCAAAGGATGCCTCTGGGATGACGCACCAGTCTTGATGTCGAGGAGCACCCGATTCCCCTCGAAGTCCACCATCACACGGTCAATTGCCATCTTGACTGTTGCATCTTCAATTTCAATCTCGTATTCTTTTTCAACAAAGTCTTCATAGATGTTCCAACCATTACTACGGAACTTAGCCCAGTTTTCAAGCATCCAGCGACCTTCGCCATACCACCATGACATATCTTCCTTCTTAGCGTATTGCCAAGTGTTCATGTCACCATTGATTGCTTCGTCTTCCTTTACTTGGTTAAACCAAGCATCATTCCAGACAGTATCAAGGTAGGCAGAGTTAAGAGACATCTCTGGATTGATGTGATAGTTTTCTTTGTCGAAGTTTTCGGTAGCCTTGTGAACGGCTGAGCCACCAGTAAACCAAACTGCGTGTGCTTCCTGTACGCCTTCGACTTTTTGTAGATAGTACTTCCAGCCACACTCTTGCCAAGTGGTAAAACTGGAATAGGAAATATGCTTAGGTAATTGATTCATGGTCATAGTGTATCACAACCATGAGGACCATATGGGTCGAATCCACAGTAGTAACAATCCATGGTTTCTTGGCAAACACGGCATACGTATTTGAATTGAACCTC